ACTACTGCTGCTGGAGGTGAAGCAGGATCTTTTGTTATAACAGAACCGTCAGGCATTACAACTGTACCTGTTGCTGCTTTTGTAGTGTCACTTGTATCTGGATTGAAGCCTTCTAGTTCAATTGTTCCAGAATCAAAGTTCAACACACTGTTGATAATTTCTGTAATGACACCAAGTTTCTTGACTTTTGTTGGCGGTGAAATATATATAGGAGCAATAAAACTCAATGTTGCTACATCAATTTCTGATTCAGTTCCTGTAGGAATACTTCTGCTGCTAAAATTAATATTTTCAAGTTGTAACACAGTTAAACTTGTCCAGTCAACATAATTATCGTTTGTTTGAAATTCTAAATCTGGATTGAACATCATAAAAATTTGTTCTAGTATTTGTAATTTTTGCTCTGTATTTGTACTCCAAATATCTACATTTACACTCAACGTGTATGGAGTTGGATGTAGTCTTTCTACAGTATATCCTGTGCCTTGTGTATTTTTGTATTCGTTAGCACTCTCGTCAAATTCTCTTTCTTTAACATTTATTTTACTTACGAAACTACTGTCACTTAGTCTTGCTCTATCCATTTGCATACTTGTCACATATACACTCATACGTGGAGCACTAGGCATTTTGTTTTCACTGTTTTCTTTGATTATGTTTGCAACTTGTCGTGTCAAATCGCCATACATTACTGGTACTTGGCGTAAATCTCCGTCACCATCTTTGTAACTAAAATTACTGAAAGCTCTAATAATTTGTGTTAGATATCTACGTATCTGCCCATCGTAAAAATATTGCATCAGTTATCTGCCTTTGGTCTCAACGCTTTGCTTAATGATTGTCTTTCAACTACTTCTTCGCCAGCAATGTTATTTACAGTAGTGTTGTTTACAAATGTTCCTTTTAGAGTATTACGCTGTAAATTAGGTGTAAGCGTAGTACGTACTTTATCTTCTACTTTACGCCAGCTGTTACCGTCATATCTAAATAAACGGTTAGGAACAAAATCTGTTCTTAAAAAATAATCACCTAGAGCTGAATCTGCTGGAAAGCCTGGGCCGCTGCCTAGTGGAGCACCATTTGGTGGCAATCCGTCACCTACTAAGTATCCAGGATATCCTGACCTTGGCGGCATTTCCATAATCTGTGAAACGTCTACTTCTTGATCTACTAGATATGTTTCATCGACTGTTACTAAATTTACTTCACCATTATCTAATACACTTATAGTATAAAAATGGCTTGTATCATATCCTGATGCTGGAGTGTTCTCTTCTGCTTGTGCAATAACAGCATTGTTGATTTGCATTTCTTTTTCATATGTTGACATTAATTCACGCAGCGTAGTGTTTGGATTTTCTTCATCACCTGCTGGTAAATCTAGTATGTCTTTATATTCTTGACTATCATAAATTTGTTTTAGTTTTAATCTATACAAATGTGGATACCAAGTTTGTGAAAAACCTTCTGCTGCACGGTTTACATCTTCGACTACATAAAAACGTTTTAGTGCAACACTAATATCGTTCAATGCATATTCATCATTTAGATGTGGAAGTTCAATTACATCTCCTGAAATAATTTTTCTTCCTAGTGTTTTTACGCTGTTATTAAGATGAATAGTCATAAACAAAGTATCATTGCTTAGGAATAAGCCAAACTGACTTAGATCAAAATCCTGATCCTGTACGTTATAATGTCCACGTAGTGTGTAAATATCCTCATCATATTTTCTATCTCTGTTTTCTAAAAACAAAAGATCTTGTATATTTGTAACATCTTGTTCAGCATATTGCGGCTGTTCTTTTGTAATACCTTCACCTGTAGGATTTTTTGTACCAATATATTTGTGTATAAAAAGATCAGTACCACCTACAGTAAATTGTTCATAGATAATTTTGTCTAAAAAATCATAATCGTGGCTTTTTTCTGGTCTGTATAAACTTAAACGTGGCATAGTTATATTTATGCATAAATACTGTACGGAGAACTTCAATGGCAGATAGCAATTTAGTAACACAAAAACAACAAGTATTTGATTATGTCAACGCAATGTTAGGCGGAGGTATGATTGATGTTGAGCTAGATCCAATGCATTACGAAACTGCATTAACAAAAGCGTTTACAAAATACAGACAACGTAGTGAAAACGCAGTTGAAGAAAGCTACATTACAATTAAATTAGAAGAAAATGTAAACACTTATACTTTACCACAAGAAGTTATTGAGGTAAGAAAAATATTTAGACGTAGTATAGGTAGTAGATTAGGTGGTAGTGCAGATGGAGGCAGTTTATTTGAACCATTTAACCTAGCATACACAAACACATATTTGTTAGCAGGTTCAGGTATTGGCGGACTTGCAACTTATGATTTCTTTGCACAGCAGCAAGAATTGGTAGGACGTATGTTTGGTAGTTTTATAGAGTTCAAATGGAATCCTGCAAGTAGTGTGCTAACAATTTTACAACGACCAAGAGCTGGTGAAGAAGTTATGCTTTTTGCATATAATTATCGTCCTGATATGCAATTACTGAAAGACTATAAAGCCATACAATGGCTCAAAGATTACACACTAGCAAGTTGCAAATATATGTTAGGCGAAGCACGTAGTAAATTTTCAACTATTGCTGGACCAGGTGGTGGTACAACTCTTAACGGAGATACACTAAAGGCAGAAGCACAAGCCGAAATGGAAAAACTTGAAATGGATCTTGCAATGGCTGTTGCAGGTGGCACAGGTTATGGCTTTCTAATTGGCTAACATAAAAAAAGTTGTTGCAGGTGGATGTAGTTTTACAGCTGGAGCAGAATTAGCAGATCAAGTTAAACTTAAAAAATCAATAGGATGTATAAGATATACAACTGAATCTGCTTGGGTAAACTGGGTTCAGAAAAAATTATATCCAGATGCAACAGTAGATAACGTAGCAATGCCAGGAAGTGATTATGGTAGCTGTGTCCGCAGAGTAATATATCATATAGATCATTTGCTAAAATCATATGATCCGCAAAACATTGTAGTTTTGGTTATGTGGACAAGTTTTTTACGTAGAGAATATCCTCGTATTTTACAAAAAGATTCAATTCCATTTTATACTGATGACGAGGATAAATTTTGGTGTTCGTTGCCATCAGATGCAGAAGGTTATCTTAACTGGAAATCTGAAACAGTAAAACAACGTAAAGATGTAATAAATGACGAACATCTCAAAAGAACAGTGCTAGATTTTTATAGGAAACGTGCTGATAATACAAACATAATATATTATCCTTTACAACAAATAGAATACTTGATAAGTTATTTAAATTTACAAGGTGTAAAATTTTACTTTACAAGTGCTTTTGACGATTTCAACAGGTATGTAAATTACGAAAGAGAATCTAATATTTTTATAGATAGTATGGTAAAACGTTTGAATCTACATAAAATAATACACACAGAAGATAATTTAGGCTTTAATGATTGGTCAATAAAAAATGGATATAAATGTGGTCCACAATCTCATCCACTTGAAGCAGCACATAAATTTTGGGCAGATAAGTTTTGTAACTTTATAAATTAAAGTTCGTTGTCGTGTACGTACAATTGAATCAAAGCATAATGTAAAATTTTCATCAAGTCTTTTCTAGCATCATCTTGTGTGCCTTTTTTGCCATACCTATTTGCATACTTGTCAACATTGCCCATACAAAATCCTGTGCCGTGTCCTCTATCAATTATAACCTCAGTTGACTGAAACTTATTTGTAGAATAATGTCCGTCATATGTTTTATCAATGTACTTTGAAAATTCTTCAATATATTTGTTTTCGTCAAATTTATAGTTAATAGCCATATGCATTCCTTTTTATTTTATAATAGAGTAATTTTACAAAAAAGTCAATAGAAAAATGCGTGTATTACTTGTTTAAAACCATCAAATTTCACCAAATCAGCTAAATAATAGTAATAAAGAATTGACCCATAGGAGAATTAAAATGGCTTTAACATCACCAGGTGTACAGGTTAGCGTAATAGACGAGAGTTTCTACACTCCAGCTGAACCAGGTACAACACCTATCATCTTTGTAGCAACTGCTCAAGACAAACTAAATGGAGCAGGAACCGGTATTGCTCCAGGCACAACAGCAGCCAACGCTGGAAAAGTATTTTTGATGACATCTCAAAGAGATTTAGTAGAAACATTTGGAGATCCAGCTTTCTACACAGATTCAAACAATAATCCAATACACGGTGGAGAGCAAAATGAATACGGCTTACAAGCTGCATATTCATATCTAGGTGTAAGCAACAGAGCTTATATTGTTAGAGCTGGTGTAGACTTAGCAAACATATCAGCAAGTGCAACACCAACTACTGCAAATCCAGTAGACGGTACTTGGTGGTTTGATACACAAACATCATTGTTTGGTATCCAAGAATGGAACTCAGCAGCAGTAACAACAACAGGTGGACAAACTTTTGCAAATAAAACACCTATTGTAATTACAGACAAAACACAACTTGTAGGCGGATCAGCAACAGGTGCACCAAAAGGGTCAGTTGGTGTAGTTGGTGATTATGCTGTGAGAGCTACAACCACAACATTAAAAACATATTACAAAAACAAAAGCGGAGCGTGGGTAGAAGTAGGTAGCGCTCTTTGGAAGAAGAGTTGGCCATCAGTAACAAGTACAGCCGGTGGAACAACTGGCACAGGTGAAACATTCACAGTAAATGGTACCACTGTTACTACATCAGGCACATCACTATCAACAATGGCGTCAGACATAACTGGTGCAAATGTTGCAGGTGTAAGTGCTAGTGTTATTGATAATAAACTAGAAATTTATAACGATGGTTCAGGTCAAGATACTGTTGTACTTGCAGACGGCACAGGCACACCTTTAGCTGATGTAGGTATTACAGCAGGTACATATCACAACACTGCATTACAAATTGCACCACATACAAGTGTTCCAGAATACAAGTCAGGCGATACAAGTCCAAGACCATCAGGTAGCTTGTGGATTAAGACTACAGAACCAAATCTAGGTGCAAGCTGGAAAATACGTAGATGGAACGGCTCAACCGAAACTTGGGACCTATCATCTTCACCAATTTACACAGACAATGCAACAGCAATTCAAAAACTAGATAATGCAGGCGGTGGTGCTAACTTAGCAACTAACGCAGTTTATATCAAGTATAACGCTGCAAACGATACACCAGAACTAGCATCTTACTATGTATATTACAGAGCTAGTGCAGGTGCAACAAGTGTAATTTCTAACAAAGTTACAGCAACTACATTCAGCTCAGGTCCATTAACATTTACAGTAAGCGAGTCATTAAAAGGCAACGCAACAATGACAACACCTGTAACAGCATCATTTACAGCAACAGGTGCAGTAACAGACGCTGATTTAATGGCAGAAGCAGTTAACAACTTAGGATTAGTAAACGTTTCAGCAACTGTAGATAGTCAAAACAGAGTTACTATTTCACACAGACTAGGTGGAGAAGTAAACTTAGTTGACACAGACAATGCATTGACAGCAGCAGGTTTTGTACCAGGCACAACTGCTAACTTATATTGGCAGCCAGGAGAAGACGGCAGCAACCCAGAAAAACTAACTGCATCATTATGGAAAGGCTTGATGTACACAGCAAGTGCAAATGCACCTACTGCATTAGCAGCAGACGGAGCATTATGGTACAGTAGTGTAATTGACGAAATTGATATTATGATTCACGATGGTACTAAGTGGGCTGGTTATCTAAATGCTGATTCACCAGTTTACAATGCAACTCCATCACTAGCACCAAGTGCAGCAGGACCGATTGTAAGTGCATCAGAACCAGATAATTCAAGTCGTCCAGATGGTAACAACCTAGTAACTGGTGATATTTGGATTAGCACAGCTGATTTAGAAAACTTTCCAAAAATTTATGTGTACAATGCTGCATTGACAGGTAACAAGTGGGTGTTGTTAGATAACACAGATCAAACAACTGAAAACGGTGTACTATTTGCAGATGCACGTTGGAGTACAAACGGCGGTACTGCTGCTTCACATCCAGAAGGCGACATTGCAGATCTTATCGCAAGTAACTTTGTAGATACAGATTGCCCAGATCCAGCACTATATCCAAAAGGTATGTTGCTATGGAATACACGTAAGAGCGGATTCAATGTTAAGAAATTTGTACGTAATTACGTAGATCTAGGCGGTGTAAATGTACGTATGGGTGAAGCAAGTATGGCAGATTACTATCCACATCGTTGGGTAACAGAATCAGCTAACAATGCAGATGGCTCAGGTGCATTTGGTAGAATTGCACAGCGTAAAGTTGTTGTACAAGCATTACAATCAATGATTAATAGCAATGACGATATCAGAGATGATGAGTCACGCATTTACAACTTGATTGCAACACCAGGTTATCCAGAACTAATTGGTGAAATGATTAGCTTGAATGCAGATAGAGGACTAACAGCATTTGTAGTAGGTGACTCACCAATGCGTTTGACACCAGATGCAACATCATTGAACAACTGGGCAACTAACCAAGCACTAGCACCAGAAGATAACGATGATGGACTAGTAACACGTGATGAATACTTAGGTGTTTACTATCCAAGTGGTTTCACAAGTGACAATGCAGGCAACAATGTAGTTGTTCCTCCAAGTCATATGGTACTACGTACAATGGCTCTAAACGATCAAGTTGCATTTCCTTGGTTTGCACCAGCAGGTACTAGACGTGGTGGCGTAAACAATGCAACAGCAACAGGTTTTATAAACGGCGAAGGCGAGTTTGTAAGTGTTGCATTGAACGAAGGTCAAAGAGATACACTGTATCAAAACAACGTAAACCCAATTACATTCCTAACAGGAGCAGGGCTAGTTGTATTTGGACAGAAAACTCGTGCAAGAGCTGCAAGTGCTTTGGATAGAGTAAACGTTGCAAGACTTACTGTTTACTTACGTAGTCAGCTTAATCAACTTGCAAAACCATACTTGTTTGAACCAAATGATAAAATCACACGTGATGAAATCAAACAGCAAGTTGAAAGTTTAATGATTGAACTAGTTGGACTTAGAGCACTTTATGACTTCTTAGTAGTATGTGATGAAACAAACAACACACCTGCTAGAATTGATAGAAATGAGCTATATGTAGATATTGCTGTAGAACCAGTAAAAGCAGTTGAATTTATCTACATTCCACTACGTTTGAAAAACACAGGAGAAATAGCAGGCTTATAATCATTAAGTAGGGTGTTATTGATTTAACATCCTACAATGATAAATACTTGTAGATAGGAGTTTATATATGGCAATCTCAACACTCACAAATATTACAGTGCCTTTGGCAAATGATACAAGCGCAACCAATCAAGGTTTGCTTATGCCAAAGCTACAATATCGTTTTAGAATTACACTAGAAAATTTTGGTGTGTCAAACGAAACACAAGAACTAACAAAACAAGTTATTGATGCAAGTCGTCCAACTATTAGTTTCGAAAATCAAGAACTACACGTTTACAACAGTAAAGTAAATATTGCTGGTAAGCATAGTTGGAATGAAGTTACAGTTAACTTACGTGACGATGTAAATGGTAATGTTTCTAAACTAGTTGGTGAACAACTACAGAAGCAATTCGATTTCTTCGAACAAGCAAGTGCTGCATCAGGTATTGATTACAAATTTACACAGCGTTTAGAAATACTAGATGGTGGTAACGGTGTAAATGCTCCAAACGTATTAGAAACTTGGGAAATTTATGGCGCATATCTAACATCAGTAGATTATGGTTCAGTTGCTTACGCAAGCAGCGATCCAGTAACTGTTGCACTTACAATTATGTACGACAACGCAATCCAAACACCAGTTGGAACAGGCGTTGGATCAACAGTAGCAAGAAATGTCAGCAGCCTTTCAACAGGTGGCGGCAGCTAATAATTAAAAAAGAGATTGCACGAAAAGGAGTCTTTATGGCTCCTTTTTTTATTATATACGTGTATTAATAAAGTGATAAATACGTTATGAGTAAGTTTAACGGATTCTTTGATAATTTTACAAGTGCCTTAGGAAACCCTAAAGGTAATATGGGCGATTATGCACACGCCAGTGCATTGTATGTACGCAATAATTTACGTTTAGCACCAAACTTTAAATTCCTCTACCACGTTGTATTTGATATTAATCAAACTGCATTAGCAAGTTTAGGAAATGCAGCAGGACAATTGTTAAACAAAAAAGAATTTAATCTACTTGTGCAAACAACAGATTTACCTAGTTATACTTTAAATACAGATACAAAAAATCAGTACAATAGGAAAAAAGTTATACAAACAGGATT